GAAGTAAAGGTAATGTTTCCGCTGCCAACAGAGTAATCTACAGATGGTTCTTGTAGCGCACCATCAATAGCGACAATGAGCGCAGAGGGGTTTGTAAGACTCCCCGCTCCACTGATCGCATATACACTCGTAGATCCGTTGCCAGTCAAAGTAGTTCGCACTGGATCAACAAGATTTGCTTTAGCATCCAATGCACTCTGTGTTGCGGTGCTAACAGGTTTATTAAGGTCGCTTGTGTTATCAACATTATTAATGCTAAGCGCAGTACGATGGGCTGCCGCTGCGCCTGTCCCGTAGGTGTAGGATGTGGCGTTGAATGTCACTGCCGTACCAAATGTCGCAGAGTTGATCGTTGGCGATGTGCTAAAAACCAATGAGCCTGTTCCTGTTTCATCCGTGACAGCTGCCGCTAAGTTAGTGCTTGTAGGAGTTGCAAGAAATGTAGCAACATTGGCTGCTAGTCCAGCTGCAACTTCAATCCATGCACCATTGCTTCTTACATTTGGTTTATTTGTGGTCGTATTATAAATTTCAAGACCATTAGGAGGCGAAGAGATAGCATCTCGTTGCGTTTCTGTCATTCGAGGAGGCAAGAAACCTTTTGTTGTGCTAGTTATATCTAGCAATGCGGCGGCATTCGGCGATGTCGTGCCAATACCAACACGCCCATCACCAAGAAGTGTCATAACTGTAGTGTCAGGGGTTACTGGCGATGCTGCGTTTCCTTGTAATAATGCTATGTCCAGTCGAGTATTGTTTACGTTCGAATTAGGATTAGACAACTTAAACGATGCTGCCGTATGAAATCCAACTCCAGGATTGTAAGGTCTTGATAGAACCAATACATCACTTACTGTTGTGGTTGTAGGACTACCAGCAACATCCAACTTACCTATTAAAGATGACGCTGTTCCAATACCAACCTTATCACCAGCTGCATCAACAAACAGTGTATTTGTATCAACTGTTAAATTACCTGATACGCTTACAGGATTAGTGAATGCTATACTAGCACCAGCATTCAAGTTATTGAGTGCTGCATTATCGGCTAAGACTGATGATGTTGCTTTGGTTATTGCCATTGTAAAAATTAAGTTTGTTAGTTTCCATTATCGTAAAAATTCTGCGTTTTCAAATCGTAGATAGTCAAAAAAGATAGCTCTTTGTGCATTGGTTTTAGTTGTAACCTCTACACTTGGACACATGCCAACGCTGGCACTGCTCAGTCGCGATCCATGTGTCACCACTCCGCTATATAACGTAGTCCAAGTAGTATTATTAAAATCAGCTTCTTCAATTAAAACGCTTGATGTAGTATTTGTTAATTGAGTCATCGTGAATTTGTAGCGTTTACCACTCAAAAAATTACCATTTTGAGGTGCAGCGGTCGATGCTGGCAACGTAGCATAATTACTACCACCGTGGCGAAATGTGAATAATCCACCATCTAGTCCACTACGATATGCAAGTCCAAATTGACTAATTCCCACCCATGTCAATCCAACAAACACCTCACAGTCGGTGATGTCTTGGATTGTGAAAATTGACTGAAATGTAGTTCCAATCGCCTTAACCCCTCCAGCAATACGGACAAATCCCCTGTAAAAATTTCCAGAGACTGCACCTGTAATAACGCGATAGACCCCATAAGCTAAATTGCCAGCATTATCGCTATCACCAATGCTGCCACCTGTTCCTGATTGTGTCGCGGTATACCCATATCGACCATCACAATCATCAAAAAATGACATAAGTGGACTCGATAAAAGCGAATTAGAAAATACTTTTGATTGTAATTCTGCTGGTGACAGCGTTGTAAATGACGCTAATCCCAACGCTGTCCTATGTGCATCTGCCGCGCCTGCACCATATACATAGTTAGTAGCATTTAAAGTAATGCTATTATTAACTACGGGGTCTGACAGCGTAACACCTCCAACAATCTTAGCACTCGTCACACTACCATCAGCTGGTATGTTTTGTGATACCTGTAAACTATTCGTCGGTGATATGACAACTGCTTTGCTGCCACTTGGTAATGGACTTGTGAATGTTATGTTTCCACTAGCGACAGTATAGTCAACGCTAGGTTCTTGTAAGATACCATCAATAGCCACAATGAGTGCTGATGGGTTTACTAATCCACTTGCTCCACTTATCGCATATACACTTGTAGATCCGTTACCTGTAAGTGTAGTGCGAACAGGATCAACAAGATTTGCTTTAGCATCCAATGCACTCTGTGTTGCGGTGCTAACAGGTTTATTTGTGTCACTCGTATTATCAACATTATTAATGCTAAGCGCAGTACGATGCGCAGTGGCAGCATTAGTTCCATATGTATAAGTTGTGGCATTAAGAGTTAGCGCGGTGGATATTGTTGGACTGCTTAATGTTGGGGTCGTGCCAAATACTAATGCACCACTTCCCGTGGCTCCAGTGATGGCAGCTTCTAAGTTTGCACTCGTTGGTGCGCCTAAGAATGTACCAACACCAGATCCAAGACCCGTAATGCTGCCTACTGCAGGTGTGATTGTTGATGTGCTTGCACTTGTAACAAGTCCTTTATCATTTACTGTTAAGACTGCGCTTGCTGTTGCACTGCCATATGTATTTGCAGTAACACCACTAGCTCCAAGATTTATACCATTTGCATCTGCAACAATTGCGCTGCCAGCTGGTATCTTAACACTAAAGATTGTACCATCACGCTGCAATCCATTCCCGACATCATATGCTCCAGCACCGCTAAACTGCAAGAAAATTACTGGACTAGTTCCAACCGTTGTTACCGGCTCACTAACAATCCAACTTGTATTGGCATATGTTGTTCCGTGTGTAACAAATACAAAGTCACCGCCATTCATCTTGAGCGGCGTATCAGCGTCAGTGGCGCGTGTAAGTTCACGCGCCGCGCTTATTGTGTAAATGCCATTGTGAGCTACATTTGTTTCATGCGCAATTATGATACGCGACCCGATCACAAGGTCAGCATCAAGCGCAAGCAGCGCGTCCAAAACAGTAGAGCCACCAGTCACTGTGAGTTTTGCTCCTACTCCGCTTGCTCCATTGGTATATGCTACGGTTCCTCCAGTGACAACAGCCAATGTTGCGTTTTTTAAAATAAGGTGCGCTTCACCATGTACGTGAATGCCTGTGGCAATGTTATCAGCATATGCTTTATTAACAGCACTTAATGATGACGAATCAACCGTTAAATTAGGAACAAGCGGAGAGCTGCTAAAGGTTTTAACACCGTCTATATGTTGAGCTCCACTTGTGGTTACAGCATCCGAAATACTATAACCGCTAATGGTTGTAGGAGTATTGGTAACATTGCTCCAAGCTGGTGTAAGAGCAAGCGGTGTTCCCGCGCTGCTAATACGGCCTGCTGCATCGGTGGTAAACGGTTGAACACTGGTTGCACTATTATTATAAGTGCCTGCAGTGCCAACATTTTTTAATGTTGATACAAATGAACCGTTACCGCTGCCAGTTACATCACCAGTTAATGTAATAGTTTGATCGCCTGTGTTTGTGCCACTTAAATTGGTTGCGCTAATAGCTCCGCTAAAGGTTGCTCCAGTTATGGTTGCAGCATCAGTTATATTATATCCAGCAACCGTGGTAGGCTTGTTTAAGATTTGTGCATCACCGCTACTTGCGGCCCAATCTGCATTTACATTAACCTCTGCGCCAGCAGCAATGCCTGATAGTTTTGATTTTTCAGCTGCTGTATAATTTTCATCTGATAAATCCTTACCAGCTACCGTATTAACTTTACCGCTTAATGCAGTTACAGTTGCAGTGCTTAACGGCTTATTAGTGTCACTAGTGTTATCAACATTGCTTAATCCTACATCGCTCTTATCTAATACGATTGCGCCAACACGGGTATTAATACTTTGTACTGGCGCAGCTGCAAGTGCAGCTGCATTGAAATTTGTAATGTCTGATGCAGTATGAGTGTGGCCAACAGCGCTCTTACCAGATAAACGTGTGTCTAGGTCAGTGTTAACCAATACACCAGATAACGTAAGATTGGAGAATGTAGGGCTTGAAGAAACGCCAATTGACTGTGGCAGACTTAAAGTTACATTTGCAGTTTCAGACCCGCTTCCTGTAACTATGACTTGATTAGCTGTTCCTGCGATACTGGCAACATAATTACCAACTGTATGAGTACCTAGTGTGCATGCATTGGGATTAAATGATAGGACACCAGCCGCACTGAGTGTGCATGCTCCACTTATTGTACGTGCTGCATATTCGTTAGTATCGCGTATAAGAATTGAACCGTTAACGCTACCAGCCAAGTCAACATCAGTGAGCTGCGCCAATGTTGTTGCAGCTACGCTTGTGCTATATGCATTGATATTTGCGTTGCTGCCCACGACAGATGTCACAATGTTATTGGGCGTAATATATGAAACAATATCTGGCATCTTTTTATGGTTGTGTTGTAGCTGGGGATATTTCTACTTGTCCTTCGCTAACACGTATTACATTATTGCTGCTATTATATACTTCAATGTCATACACATAACGTCCAGCTGCCATAGCACGTGTTTGTGTTGATGTTAGTGATATGTTAACAGTTCCCGTGTTTGGCGCGTTTATATTTGTTACAAAGTTTATTGCATTCAGTGACTTGTATGACTTGCGTATTTGGCCACGTGCAGTATAACCAGTAAGATTAAGCGGTAAGCCGTTAGCGCCTTGGACAACAACTGTTGAACTATAGGAACTGCCTTGATCTATAAAAATATCGGAATATGTTGCCATATATCCTATTTATATAAATCATAGATCCCTATTATTTAACCAAACACTACAATGTCAACTCTAGGAGAATCGAATGCACCACCATCCGAACCTCGTAGTGTACGTATTCTCACCGCTGATATTGTCGGTGCAATTGTTTGATGCCGTGTTACAACGCCGCCTGTGCTTGCATCTGTTCTTTGAGCTGTGCCAGTAACAATATAATTGGTATTTGCAAAGTTTGCAGTAAAATTAATTGTATAGTCGCCTGTGCCGTTATCTGTTATGCTGCTTACATTATAGCTGCCTATGATAGCTGGTGTGTCTGTGCCGTTAAATGACACCCATGCCTTTGCAGCACCCGGTGAACTCTTTAATGTTGCTGGTGTTACTGCACGTGCAGTGTCGCTACCAGTATCTACTTCACCTTGCGTAGCAAGTTCAACTTTTCCAGCAGCACTCGTTGTTGCCTGTGCGGATGTTGTGGTTATGGTTACATCAGCACTGCCATTAAAACTTACAGAGCCCGCAACATCACCGCTTAAAGTAATTGTTCTTGCAGTTGCTAATATCGTTGCAGTGCTAGCATTTCCAGTTAGCGGTCCACTAAATGACGTTGCAGTTAATATGCCACCACTATCCCAATTTGGGCCGCCTGTGGATAACTTTGCTGGAGTGACCGCAAGATTGATTATTTTAGCAGTGGTGACAGCGTTATTACCAACCGTTGTGGTTATGCCTACATCAGCACCACCATTAAAACTTACAGAGCCACCAACATCACCGCTTAAAGTAATTGTTCTTGCAGTTGCTAATGTCGTTGCAGTGCTAGCGTTTCCAGTCAATGGGCCGCTAAATGATGTCGCACTTAATACGCCGCCGCTATTCCAACTTGGACCACCTGTGGATAACTTTGCTGGAGTGACTGCAAGATTATTTATCTTACCTGTAGTAATAGCATCAGGACTTATTGTAATTGCAAGTGTTACTGGACTAGTCCCATTAAACGTTGGTGGCGAAACTATTGATACTGCATCACCAGATACATTAAATGCACGTGGTGTTGTTAAACTTTCAGCAGTTGAAATAACAATAGCTGATGATGTTAGCAAAACTGTAGCACTTGTCGCAGGATCTGTAAATCGTATATTGTTATTACCGTTTTCAAAAGCAGCATTTAAAGTTGAGCTGCTACCCAAACCCAATCTTCCTCGCATTGTAGCCGATTCAGCTGTTACTGGAGTATTTACTGCGGAAGGTCCTAAATTAATTGGCGTAGTTGGCATTGTGTTATTTTGTTAAGGTTTAACCAATTTTGGTAAATTGCACATATGATAAAGCAGCTTTTAATAATGCAGGATTGCTTGCATCATTACCGCCATCTTGTTTCACTGTGAATTTTAGTAATACTGTAGTGGGAGCGGTAACGGCATCTATATTTAGCTGTCCATTAAATGCAGATGATATGGTACAACCAGTTGCGGTAAAGGTCTTTGTATGTTCTCCTAATGTCTGTGCGTTAAGCGTAACGATAGTTAATGGAGATGCTGCAGTTAAAGAAGTTGCATTAGTTGTATTTGCAGCATTATTTATTTTATGCTCAATACCAATTGGCGCAACGTCACATAATAAGCCACATGAAATTCCACGCGTTGTGCTGGCGGTAGTGCCGTAAATTATACCATTATACTCGTATATCCCAGGAGGTAATGTAACCGATTCGGTTGAAAGCACTGCTGTAGTACTAGTTGCACTCAAGTCTGCCGCGAGCCTTAATGTGTATACTGCCTCAAATCGTCTAACATTACCTGCGCTATCTTTAAAATATAATGCGCCATCAGCGTTGTTGAGCGCAACCTCACCAGTGTCTAAAAAACTAGGGATTGGAACTGCATTAGTAACAGTGCTATTCTTTAAAATTATCTTTGAATAATTTGACATATATACTGTTATTTATTATCTTTCTTCGCTAATAATTGCACAACTTCATCACGCCAAGCAATGAGGCTATCCACTTGATTTTGTAACTCTACGATTGTACGCTCTTGTGCCTTTATATGTTTCTTACGTCGTACTGCTGCATTATATGCACTGCGGTCAGCGTTTAGTATTGCACTAGAATACGTGTCACGTTCCAATGTTGGATCGTCTTGTACTTTAATTTTCTTTTTGGCTGCCATATTATTATACTGTTGCAATTGCTCGGAAGTCACGAATTGTTGGTACATCAAAGATGTTGGCCGATAACAATACAACTTTAATTTGGAATGATACAAAGTCATCATTTGGATCTGCAATAAATTCAGATTCGCTATATGTTTCAGTGTCAGAATTTATTGCAATTGGATTTGTTGGATTTATTTCAACCCATGGGACGCTGTCAAATTGTGTTGATGTATCATAACCAAACTTAGCATAAACTCTAATGTTTGTATCTGCTGTAGGTCGATTGCATCCAATGTAAATGTTAATACGATCTGCAGGATCATTAAGGTCAACGCGACGTGTAATGTAACGCGCGACAGAAGCACCATTATTTGCTAGTGTTTCATTTGAGACACTGTTGTTTATCAAATTAGTCACTGCTAATAATGATCCACCATCCATGTCAATCACTGGACTTACTGCAGTGTTGAGCGTTGCCAATGTTGCAGTTACAATTGCTGTTTTTGCTGGCTCCGTAGACGGTGCAGTTTGAGCAGCTAAGATGTGTGCACCACTTGCTCCATAACTACTTGGCAGGTAAACATTAATATCAGGTTCAACTGCAATTCCTCCTGCACTATTAAAGTTAACCGTATAATTTAATGTGCTACTTGCAAATGCGATGCTAGGTTGACTTATGTTAAACAGCGAAACTGGAACATTTGCAAGCGATGCGGTTGCAGTTGCAGCTGTTGGCGTGTCGCCTCCAGTTGCGGTAAATGATATTGTAGGTGTGCCTGTATAACCACTTCCACGGCGTGTAACTCTAACTCCAGAAATTGCACCTGTAAATGGATTTAATATTGCCACTGCGGTTGTTGTTATAGTTGGCGTGTTGCCGCCTATTGGAGTTATAACTACAGTTGGCACAGAGGTATAACCGCTGCCACCACTTGTAATGTTTATTCTTTCAACTCCAGTATGCAACTCGGTTTTAAATCCAACAGCGCCAGATGCAGATTCAAAGATCGCACGATGTATACTGAATTTTAAATCTTGTTCTTGTTGAGGTGTCCATGTAAAGGCATTTGCACTTGTAAAGAATGTACCTAGGTACTCTTGCTGCTCAATACGCTTGTTAGTTAGAACATCAACTTCTCCAAGTGTTGCATACCAGCAGCGATAGTCGCTATCATTGGATGATACAACCAATGCATATTCTTCATCTGGTTTTAAGTATACTGGATCGGAGAAAGTAAACTTAGTTAAGGCACTGCTGTTTGCACTTACCGCCACATCAGCTGATGGTTTAGATACGCGTGAGTATGGAACAATTGTACGTGTAGGAGCGCCATTTTCCATAGTGACAACATATACTTCAACATCTGCATTTTCTGCTTTACGTTGGAAGTAAAGGTCAACTGAGGTAATGAATACACCTTCAGGATATTCTTCTGAGTTAATTAAAAAGCTTTGCGCAATAGGATCTTTATATCTAGTGCGAACATTGGTAACACTATTTACGGTGCGCTCAGATGTTGGCGTAACATTAAATTGCGGAGTCTTTGTTGAAAGAATTGTCTCTTGCACTGTTTCAAGAATTCCAGTTGCGCTATATTTACTAAATGCAAATGAAGTTTCACTGCCCCCGTTTGCAATATCGTCAGTCAGCTTAAAGATGCGTTCGCCTGTACTAAAACGTAGTGTATCATTATTTGGAATAATGAATGAGCCGTATATTTGTCCCGTTGCATCTGTTTTTAACTCTGCACCATACGAGCCGTATTCACCGCCTGCACTTGGCAATGTTGAAGGTATGAGACCGTCAAATCGCTGTGTGATGTTGTTACTTGGTGTTGTAGGCGGAACAAATGTGGTAGGCCCATTAATCATTTTATTCGTATACAACGAAATGTCGCGATCATCAAAGAAAGGATATACAACTGTATTTGATTTAAGTCCAGTTGCATGAAATAGAACGCGGCGTGAGCGTATAAATGGAATGATTGATGTACCTACAACAGTTTCGCCAAGACTCTTTGCTATATTTGTAGAGCTTAATGTTGTGAGTGTCCCAGTCCGAGAACTAGCAACGGTTGTTGTTACAGCAGTATCAATGCGAACGCGGCCTTTAACTTTTTTGCGTGTCACGTTTGTTGATACGCCTCTCCATTCAACTTGCCAGTTATTCCAGTCCGTACCTAAGATATCTAATGCAGGATCTTCAGCAATAAATTTAATTGCGTCAAACGAGCTGTCGTCTTGAACAATCAAGCTTGGGCGACTCACAGTATCTTTCCAGTGATCAACACTTGGATATAAGCTAATCGCGCCACTTACCTTTGCGTAAATATGCGGGTGCACACTAATGTGACCTGTTGCTTTTATGTGAGATACAAGGAGCGCTTCAGAATAATCTAATGTAACTAAGCTGTCGTGAACTCGTATCTTACTGCTATCTACAGTTTTAATTGTGCCTGTAGTAGTTATAGCGCTAGAAATAATTAAGTCAACATTGTGAGTATTATAACGCGGGCGCAGTGTATTTGTGATACGATCAACGGCGCATGAGTATGAGGGGTTAAACACATCACCAATGCCATGACCAATAAAGTTATCAACAAGAATGCCATTCTTAAATCTTTCGCCAGCATCATCAAAGATTGGCTTGTCTGCTGCTGAACGTTCTAGCAATGATAATGAAGTATAATATTCAACATTAGATACACGCTTGTCAATAGCACCAATATCTCGCATTGTGTAACGGCGATTATCAATATAGTTAGGTACTATATCAGTTATGCTGCTTGTGTATGCAGGAATATCAAGAGAATATAGCGTCATGCTATTCTTTGGAGAAGACGGCTCGACTGGAGCCAATGCAGGTACACCTTGAAGTATTGAAAATCTACCTTGAGAATTTACAATGACTTTATCGACTCGTGGTAAGTATACTGTTGCCGTTGCAGTTATTGCAGTGTTAGGATCTATGACAGATTTGCCTGTGTTGGCCACAATTGAACCTAGTATTCCATTGGTCACGGAATAAACAAGGTCTTGACGGAAGTCGAATGCATCAGCCAATTTAATTCCTGCATATGTCGGGATATCTTCATAGGGTATACCAACATATGAATCTGTTGTATATACTACTAAATCTTTACTTTCAAGTCCAGCAGGACGTGCATAATATTCATATGTTATAACAACATTGCTACTTGTTATTGCTGTAGCACCAGTGTAACGTATGCGTGCATTTGTGTAATATGTATCACGTTGTCCATCATCAAATAATACAAATTGCGATGTAATATTTACACCAGCGCGCACTACACTTTTAATGCGAATAACATCAGGCTTATCTAAATATAACACTTCATCTGCAGTTATGTTATTTGTGCCTGCAGCTATTGTGTGCGATCCTTCTGTTATTGTTTTCGTCACAAGAGCAGACGTGTTAGCATCGGTAATTTGTACTGGTGCAATTACACTGTATGTTTGAGCGGCTGTCCAAGCTGCATTTGCAATTGTTATTGTAGCAGTGTTTGCTGAACTAACGCTATATGTAGTAGGAGTACCGTCAACAAGTACAATTAATGTGTCTGAACTTTGAAATGTTTTACCAGTTCCTGCATTTATTGTAATAGTGCAATTAGGCGCCGCGCCGCTAACTGTACCAGTATATAATTGCTGTGCATAGTATTTTATACTAGCTAGGTCTTTAACTGCATCATATGGCAATGGGAAAATATTAGTGTTATTACTTTGTTGTAATAGGTTAGCGCTTGTAACAGTATACCTAAAATTATTACCTGCAATTTGATCTATGTTGTCAAAGCGACGAGCACTCCAATCAGCCGTTGAAGTTGTAGTATTAAAAACTACATCATACACGAAGCAACGATATTCGGTTGAAGTTACCCCTGTTGATTCAAATGCTCTTATTTTACATGTACCAGTAGCAAGTAAAAATGTAAGTGCTACACTAGTTAATACCGTTGTGTTACCAGTTGTAATGACGGTAAACGTGTTGGTTGCGACAGCGGAAACAGTATATAATGCAAGTGGTATTGTTGCGTCTGCACTACTTGTTATAAAAATAATATCACCATTTGATAACCCATGAGAGTTGGCAGTTACGGTTAATGTGGTTGACCCTTCAGTTCTTGATGCAAGGATCGTTGTAACTGTTGGTGTTGCATATAAGTTATATGTGTTTGTTACAGTTGATAACGTTGGAACGGTTGAAGATGCACCGTTTGCACGTTGGATATTTCCAATAAAGTAACTGCCAATGTTTGCACTAACAGCTGCTTCAAAATCTGCAGTAGTGCGTGCTTTTGGTGCATTTAGATTAATGCTGCGGTCAAGCGATACACGGTAACCGTCTACATAAGCAACGCTTTCACCTAGAGTAATATTATAGCGTTCCTTTGCATCTAGGATTGCTGTCTTCTTAGCTGCGGTTGTAGCAATATTATAACCAGCTGCATTTAAATTATTTGCAGTGTAAGTGCCGTATGTATAATCAACTTCGCTAACTAGACCAGTGCCGACCACAGTTGGTGCGGTTGTTGGTGTTAAAATTGCTGTGAATACCTGCCCCACACTTTGCGGCGAAGTTGCACCCAATGCAATCCATTGCGCCTCGGTAGTCCCAGTTAGACTTTGAATCTTATATGTAATACCGCTCACAATGCAATCCACAGGAAGTGAATCGCCATCATATAGCTCACGCGCTTGCAATGGAAACGGATTTACAGTATAGTTACCAGATTCTTCGCTTGTGCGTTTTGCAAGCACGTCATTAATTTCAGAGTACTTACTTGTTTCAGAGATTTCCTCAGGGCGTGAAGCGTTTACATATAGCAACTTGACATATTCATTTGCAGTTGTAGCCGTGTAGCCTTCTGTTGTTAACCAAGCCAATGAAAGATCGATTTGATAACGATCTGCACCAGGTGCACTATAGTTGGGTGTGCCTGTTGCATTATCTAGGAGGCTGTCGTCATCAAAATATGAAACAACGTTTTCATCAATCTTTAATAGCGCATAACCTGTTAGGAGTGTGCTTTCAGTGCTCTTAGGCACAAAAAGAGTCTGTTGCGGTGTTGCAACAAATGAACCTTTTGTAAAATATACTCCGCTCTCACATACCACAGCTGCCGCATAACCCAAGCTGCTTGCAATTGATGTTGCATTAGTTAATACTGTGGGAGCAACCGTAGAATCTTCATTGCGTAATGCGATTGAAAATGTTTGCACCGTAGACGGATAACTTTTTGCGTTGCTATTTCCAGTGCTAGTATAGGTATAATAAAACTTATATGTACTACCAGTTACAAGTTCAGCGCCAAGTACTTCTCCATTCAAGTTAAGATAGCGCAGAGTCTTTGCATTTGATGCAATATATGCTGCGGTGTATGCCGATGTTATTGTAGCAAGGTTAAGCTGTATGCTATATACATTAGGTAGGAATGAAGCCTTGCCGCCAATCACTGCAGTATCTTTTTTCCATACACTAGATCCTAAACGATTAATTTGATCTTGTAGCGCGCTCTGTAATTGATTGAGCTCTCGCACTTGTACACTATACCCAGGCTTAAAGAGTATGCGAAGATAATTTTTATCACTGTTGCCAGCAGCAACATAATCATCATAATAGTTATTGTTATATGTAGTAATTGACATTAGAATTGAATGATAATCTTAATTTCTTCAGTTTGACCACTTTGGCGAGTAATAGGCAAGCGATTTTCCGTGAAGACCACATCGCCGCTATTTGATATATATTCATTATCATTTACTGCTGTATATGAAACGCTATTTGCACCAGTCGTATATGTACTAGTTCCTGCAGGAACTATACCTGTTCCCGTAATACTATTTTGATGAAAGTAAACGCGATGTTGGCCGCCAACAACTGCATAGGTATCATAGAACGCGCGTGTGCTGTTTGTGAATGTTATAACTTCACCTGTGTTTGTAGAGTATGCAGGTGCGCCTGATAAAACAAGATAACGTAATGCCGCGAGTGTTGATGGATTGGCTGTACCAGCTGTAATTTCAGGATTTTTAATAAGTGAAATTTGACGGAACGGTATGAATAATCCATCG